CCGCTCGCGGCCATCGCCTGCTTCTGGGCCGTCGTCAACCCCGCAACCTTCTGGTGGAAGTTGCTCTGCGCGACGTTGGCCATCGCCTTGTCCATCTTGGCCACGTCGCCGCTGTAGGGACCGGATTGGCCGCTCTGGACGCCTTGGTTGATGAGGAACTGCGACTCCCCGCCGGGTCCCGCGCCTTCGTGGCTCGCGCCCATGTTCTGATACGTGCCGCCGTTGTAGGTGAACCCGGTTCCCGCGCTCGGCCCCTGGTTGAACCCGACACCCTGACCGTGCAGGTAGTCCGCAGCGGACTGGCCGCCGAGGTAGTTCTGCAACGACTGCTGGTAGAGGCTCGGCTGACCACCAGGCATCGCAAAACTCTGCTGACCGGGAGGCGTGTAGCTGTCCATCATGTACTGCGGCCCCATGCCGCCGTCATTCCACTTCGGCGGAGGACCAGACTGGCTACCACCACCGCCGTTGCCGCCACCGCCGTTTCCACCACCACCATCCGTCCCGGGCGGGGTGTACACCGGCCCCATGTAGCCGCCGTTGTCCCCGTAGACCGGCGTCGGGCCGCCGCCACCCGGCGTGTAGTTCGTCTGTGCGGGCGACACGACGCCACGCTGCGGGTTCATCAGATTCACCAGATCGGCCAGCGAAAGCCCCTGGCTCGGGTCGTATTGCCCCGTGGTCGGTCCCGCGCCAGCCATCGCAGTCGAGTTCATAATGTTGCCAAGCGCCAAGGCCGACAGCGGCGATTCCTGCGTCAACGCCGCAGTCCCGCCCATCCCGTAGTACTCGAGCGGTGTCAAGCCAGCAGTCTGCTCTGGATTCGATCCCGCAAAACCCGTCAGGGGGTTCTGGGTTTGGTAGTCCTGCATTCCGCGGGCAGATTGCAGGAAAAACGGCATCAGCGCGGGGTCAATCTGGCCCTGCGAGTTGGTTAGTGTTCCCTTGCCGCAAGCGAATCCCATCGCCTGCCGCCTAGCATTCAAGACGCTCATTGACTCACTTCCTGAGCAACCGTGATCGGCCGCCGCATGAGAACCATTCCCCGCTCAAACCCGTACTTCTTGGAAAACAGCCGCGCCAACGCTTCGTTACGCGTCGTGCAGTGGATGCTCTTGGCGCCGTTCTTCGTGCCCCACCGCGACAGCCAGTCCAGCATGGCATCCGCAAGCGGCGCGCTGATACGCGCCGACTCCACCTGAAGGATGGTCACGATCTTCGTCCCCATCCAATCGCCCGAGCTCGCCAGAAGATGCCCGATGGGCGTACCGAGCTCGTCCAGATGGAGGAACCCGACAACTCCGGGCGTCGGACGGACGAATTCCGCCCGGATCGTCGCGTCTACCGCGACGGGATCGCCTTCGCTGTCGTACTTCGTGCAGAAGTCCCGCACGCGGCGGATGAGTTCCGGCACCATCGCCCAGGCAAGGCTGTCGCGCTGTTCGATCATGAGAACCGTGGTGCCGTCCTGGACTGGTATCTGCATCAGATTCCAAACATCTTTGACTGGACCGTTTCGATGCTCCACGCGCCCGCCGTGCCCGCGTTGACGCAGACGCCAACGATCATGCTCGCGGTCGTTGTGTCGAAGGTGCTCGAGACGGTTGAAAGCTGCTCAACTTGGGTGCTGGCCGGTGTGGAGAAGCCCGTCGCGCCCACGATGATGTGATTCTTCTCGTAGATCCCCGCGCAGACCCCCGAGGCTCCCACAGCCCGCATTACCGCGTTGATGCGGACAACGCAGCGATCCGCCACGCCAGTGTCCGCGGTGGAGTGGGTGAAGGTCACGCGCGCCGTATCCGCGGTCGTCCCGGCGGTTCCAAAGACGATCGTGAAGACCGGAGTCCCGGTGCCCGCGGTGGACTTCGTGATGCCGAAGACCCATTCCATCGTCGTGCCGACCTGAAGCGTGGAGGCACCGAGCGCGAGGCTTGAGCCGGTGATGTAGAAGTTGGACGCGCCGGGGGACACCGTGCCCGTGTTGCAGTTGGTGACGATCCCGCTCTGGAGAGTGGTGATCCTGCCCGCGTCGTCCACCGAGCTCCACGCCTTCTTGGTATTGTCTGGGTAGAAGTACATCTGCCCCGAGGCCGGCGTGACCGGCTTGCCTTGGGCGTCGAAGAGGAGTGTCGCCATCTAGATTCCCCTCAGGATCGCCGTGCCGTACGCGCGGACCTGCTGCGTGCCGGTCAGCCGCAGCACGCCCGCGAAGATCATCGAACTCTCGGTCGGGATCTGGACATCCCCGCTGGCGAATGGGTGAATGTCCGCGTTGTACATCTCGATCAGCCGCGACGAGACGACTCGGCTGAGATGCTGAATGGCCATTCCGATACGGGCCGCCCAACCGATGAGTTGGTCGTTGGACTGCGGGGCAGACGGCAGCGGAAGGCCAGTGGGGATGTAGGGGAAATTGGAGCTCATCGGCGACCCCGAGGAACGAACGTCAGATCGCAGCCGTCGTAGGCCAAGGTTGTAGTCGCGGCAACAATGTACTGGGCACCGATGAATTGGAAGGTCTGCCTCATGTTGGCGACGTATGCGCCGCCCTGGCCACCACCCGTTGAAACGGTGATCGTTTCATAGCTGGCGCCGCCCTCCACGTCTCCACCGGCCGAGACGGCGGCGCCAACCAGTACCGATTGGCTTCCGGCAACGTCGTGGATGTCTTGGTTGGTCGTGAACTTGGAGTTGATCTCCCGTAGCGTCTTCGTCTGACCCGGTAAACCCCCGTCCGTGTAGCCCTGAGTCCAACTCACGCTGATCGAGTTGCCTACGTCGGTTGCGACGTAGTTCTCCTTCCAACCCACCCCGGTTGCCCCATACAGAAGCACCACCTGCTGGCCAACCGTCGAGCCGGGAATGAACATCAGGCCGCCGGCCGTGATCGTGATGGCGCCGCCGGCTACGTATGACTGCGGCCAGACGGAAAGGTTGGTCAGGTTGACCATGACCGAGTTGATGCTGCCAAGCCCAGTCTTGAAGAACACGACAACTTCGTTGCGCGTGCGATCGTAGAAGGCCCAGGCGTTACTCGCCAGCTTCGTATAGTCCTGATCCATGTACTTCTGGATGCATCGCTGGATGTGGGCACCCATGTGCTGCGCGCCGACACCATCGAAGCGGTACAACGCACCGTCCGCACCCAGGAAGACGTGCGAGCCGTCATTCACCGCGACGACACAGCGCGAGTTGGCCGGTCCCACGTTGCCAAACGTCTTCCACTCGAAGTGGAACGGCACCGCGCCGCCCTGCGCGACCATCATCACGATCGCGTCCGACTTGTAGACGACGCCCTGGAGATCGCCCATCTCGAGCGCCGCAACGATGTCCCCTGGCGTGTCGATCAGGAGCCCGTTGAGCGTCGTGCTCCACCCGGACTCGAAGTCGTTGAACGCGGAGACGTCGTAGCCCACCGGGGAGATGACTCCCGAATAGGTTCCGTTGGCCGTCAGGTTGAAGAGGATGAGCCGATTGGCCAGCATCATCATCGCCCGAGCCTTCGGGGGGTTGCCGCCGACGTCGGAGATCGCCGCGCCCACGCCGTCCCACTTCTTGGGCGCGTTGTTGCCGTCGTTGAGTCCGACGACGTAGCCCGTGCCGCTTTTGGAGAAGATGCGAAAGATGACGTGGTTCGATGCGGACAGCGCACCCGTCAGCCCGGTCCAAGTCCCCGCGCTAAACGTGTACCAGCCGTTGTCGCAGCCCGCAACGAACGCGTCCGCAGTACCCGCGCCGCGCCAGGACGCCGCGGAACTCTGGCCGAGAGAAATCACCCCACGCGCCGTCGAGCCGATATCTGACCCCAGAGACGCAACACCCCACCGCGGCTTCACGCGGCCCTGCCGGTAGACGAGGTTGGTGCTCGTAATCAGCGCGTCCGGCGCCATCTGTAGGGGGTTCATGTCCAGCCGAACCCCGCCGATCGGCGCAGGAAACGTCACGGTCACGGGCGCAACCATTAGTGGGGTTCGACCATCTGCGGGAACTGCCGCGCCGTGTACCGCCTACGGGAGTTGTCCTGCACGTACTTGTTCAGCCAGAACTGGTACTCCTCCGTGTAGACACCCGCGCGGTCCTCGTCCAGCAGGAACTTGGAACACAGAGCCGCGGCACGGTAGAGGATCACCTGCCACGGCGCCGGATAGCCAGGGTTGCCGTCTGCCGTGAACGCGTTGGTGTCCGACCCCGCCGACAGGTCCGCGGGATACTCGTAGAACTTGCAGGTAATCGTGATCGACCGGCTCGGCGTCGGGCCAAAGAGGATTTGCGTCCCCAACAGCGTGAACTCGATCGGATCCCCCGCGTCGATGCTCGCCGCCAGCCCGTACTTCTCTACGAACTCGTCGTAGGGAAGCTGGTTCATGACGCTGATCTGCGTTGCGTCATCGGGGCTCACCGCGTAGATCACGATGAACCTGGCGAACGTCCCGCCGGTCGCCAGTTGCGGCAGGTTGTACGCCTGCGTCCCCGCCACCCCGGAGATGTTCTTCGTCTGCTCTGCTATGAGCAGATCGTAGGAACTCACCAACTCCCGAACCGCCAGGTTCAGGGAGTCGGTGATGTAGGAATCCGGCAGTGCCGCGGTGCTCGAGACGGACAGCCAGTCACGAACCCGGGTCTGAAGCTGAGCTAGGGTCGGCACACCTACTTGCGGCCGCCGGTAACGGGTCGCGTCACCTTCTCAGCCGCCGACTGGTCAACCGTGTTTGCGTTGGTCACGCCCTTGACGGGCTTCTGCGCACGCGCACGCTCCGTGCCAGCAAGGCCGCCCGTGGACCGCTCGTTCTTGCGCTGATCCATCGTCTTGCTTATGCCGCCGTCGTCGTCGTACCCGATGCGAGTCTTGTTCGTGTAAGCCATCTTTCTTCCTTACTCCGCGTTCTCGTTGTCGGCGCGACCGTTCTCGGCCAACTCCTCGAACTTCGCCGCCCCCAGTTTCTTGCGTCCGATCGAGGCCGCAAGGGCGCCAGGATTCCTCACCCCGGGTTCGCTCGCCAACTTGTTCTTCAGGGCCGCGAACCGGCCACCCTGCCCCAGCGGCGCACGCGGATTCGGTTCCGCGCTCTCGTGCTCCACCCGCGTCCCGCCCATCTTCGTCATGCGCGCCATCAGTTGCCTCCGGCCATCTCGTTCTCGTTGGCCGCGCGAATCGCCGCAAGCTCCTCCGCGTCCAGCGCCGCAGTCGTAGGAATCCGACGCGACTTGCGCTTCTCCTGCATCTCGATCGCCTCACGCTTGGCCAGCTGCGCGATCTCCTCCGGCGTCTGCACGTCCCAGATGAAGACGTGATACCAGTCGTTGTCCTCGATCGCCTTGACCTGCTCCTCCGAGGTCGCCTCGAAGTACCCGTTGTCGAACTTCACGATGTCGCTGATGTTGTAAGCCGGGTAACGCTTACAGATGAACGAGCGCCCGATGGGCTTTGGTTTAGTAGCCAATGGCTGTCACCTCGAGAAAAAGGCCGTTGGGATCGCCCGCCGCAGCCTCGACAGCCGCGCCAGAGGCGATTGTCTTGTAGAGGATCATCTTGCCGTTGGCCGAGTCCCACTGGGGCGCCAGCTTGATTCCCGCAGCCGCCGCGGTGCCCATCAGCCCACCCGGAATGATCGTGATGAGCCCGTTGTCGAATCCCATGTTGGCCGCGGTGATCGGGTAGCCACCCGAAGAGTAGGAGCCGTCACCCGTGATCTTGAACTGGTGGATTTTCACTCCGCCCAGCGCGGACCCACGCGGGATGATCTGCTTCGTGTTCGCCGTGAAAGTCAGAGACATTTCGTTACCTCGTTAATCTCGAGCGGAGGGGGCGGGGGACGATTTCCCCCGCCCCGAGCTCGAGAACTTTTACTTACTCACCGATGATGAGGAGGCTCAAAACAACCGTAGACGCGAAGTCCGCGCCGGCCGCCTCCTGCGCGGGGTTCGTTCCATTCCCCTTGTAGAGAATCACCTTCCCGTTGACCCGATCCCACTGCGGAATCAGCGCGGTTCCAGCGGAACCCTGCTTGCCGCAGCCCATCGGAATCACTGCGTTGACCTTGGTCAGACCCCAATCCGAAGCCGTGATAGCGATGCCACCCGCGGCGTAGGACGAACCGTCGCCCACGATCTCCACGTTGACCACCTGCTGCACCACTCGGCCGGGGGAGCCAACCGAAAACGGCGAACCAGCAGACTGCTTGGTAAGTGCCATTTGTGTGCTCCTTCCTTATGCCGAGAACGCGGAAGCGTTCTTGAAGACCCCGTGAGCCGTCTCGAACTGAAGCTCCAGGCCGCACTCGGTCAGAAACTCGTTCTTTGACGCATCGGCGCCCGGCGACTGCCGGTTCTCGAGATACTGAGTGTCGCGGCCACGCAGGTAGCGGTAAACCACCCGGGCCGGATCGACAATGAAGCCCCAGGAGTTGAACGTCGCGTTCTCCGACAGCAGCGGGTGCTGCTTCAGCTGAAGCGTGCCGTACGGGGTGAGCCAGGTCGTCATCTGGACGCCGTACGTGGAGCTCGGCGGGGTCGCGGTGATCGTGTGATGCGCGCGAGCGAGCTTGTTCAGCACGTTCAGCGCACGGTTGCCGACCAGCGCGAGCTTTTCGCTCGAGCCAGACTCGAAGCAGTCCTCCATGAAGTTCTCCCAAGCGTCGATCGAAACGGCGCCGGCGAAGTCCTTCACGTTGGTCGTGATGTAGTTGAGAAGCCCCTGCGTAGTGCGCTCCGGCTTGGAGCCCGTGGTGTCTTCCTTCTTCGCGCCGAACATGAAGGCGCGCTCCATCTCGATCGAGTGGAGCTCGAGCGCCTCACGCTTCAGTTCCTTGATGGCTTGCCCGTCAGACCAACGGACGTTGGTCTGCTTGGCGGTGTTCGTGATGTCGAGGCTGGACCGGAAGATCTGAGTGAAGTTGGAGACAACGGTCGGATCGTAGGAAACGGCCGTCGGGAAGTCCGCGCCTTCCATGTAGTGCGAGCCGACAATCAGAAGACCGTCGCCGTCGTTCATGGACGCGGCGGAAACACCCTGGCCGCGGATGACCGTGATCTGGCCGGCCGTACCGGAGGCCGTGACCCAGATGACTTCTAGCGTGCGCTCGTTGAGCACCGCGTGGCCGGGCTTGAACTTCTTGTTGTCCGCGGAAGTCTGGAGCTCGATTACCGTGTCGCCGGAAGTCTGCGAACCCGAGACGATTGCACGCTGCGAGGGCAGCGTCTTCTGGAAGATCTTGAACTCCGGGTCGTCGGTTTCCTCGTCCTTCAACTTGGAGAGGATCGCGGTGAGCGGAGCCGATGCGTTCGGGAAGAGGAGGAGGATCGTCTGGCGATAGTTCTTTGGCCTATCGTCGGAGCTAAACTCTCCCGTTCCCCTCATGCCGAGAACAGGCATTTACTTCTTACCTCGGTGGACCGAAGCCGAGATCGCTCAGGAGATCCGCATCCCAGAATTGCCCCGGGGGCACTTGGCCGTTACCGCCAGTAGGTCGTGGGCTGTTTGCAGTCACGCCGCCGGCGTTGACCCGTTGCTGTTGACGCTGTTTCTGCTGAGCAGCGGCCGCCTTGGCGGCTTCGGCTGCGGTCTGTAGATAGTTGTCTTTGTTGTAGGCGATCCACAGTCGCTCGAGAGTGTCAGGGTCTTGAGCCTGCGGAATCTGAAGATTCAGCGACTCAAGGTAGCCGTAGAAATTCCGACGAGCCTGCGGGTCCGCCAATTGCGCGAAGTGTTCACCCCGCGTCGTGAGATTGGCGATAGCCTGGTCGATCCCGTAAAGCGTGTTGCGAACCATCGAGTCACGCTCTGCCGCGTTGACCTTCTCGATGACCGAAGACACCGCTTGGCGGGCGTCCATGATCAGGCTGTGGGTGAACATGAAACTGGCCGACTCGGCCGGAAAGGCGTCCGCGAAGTCTTTCGAGATGAACCCCTGATCCACGGCCTGCTTGACCACGGGCTGGAACCGCAATTGCATCTCTGCGGCACTGGGCCCCTGCGGTTGCGGCTGGCTGGCGCGCTGCTCCGCAGCCTTCTGCTGCTCGAGTAGCTTTAGGTGCTTCTCTTGGAGGCCAGAGTATTGGCCCGCCATGATGAGCGCTTTTTCGAGATCCTGGGCTTGGTACTGGCGTCCACCGATATTGAAAACTTGGGGTGCTTCCGGGGCCTTCGGAGTCTCCGCGGCCGTAGGCGCAGGTGCGCTCGGTTTCGCTTCGACTTGCGGCGCGTTAGCTGTCGGTTCGGCGGTCGCGGTCGGCTGTGACGACTCCTGCCCCGTGGACTGGTCAGCAGAAAAATGGTCGCTCGTTAGCTCCGCAACGCCGGCGTCTAGCCCGCCCGCGTCTACGTCTTCTGACATGAAACCTCCGATCGCTGCCGCACGCGAATTGCGCCGGGTAGGCGACCGAAGTCAGTGTGAGGCTGTAGAGAGAGTTAGATGCTACGTCCCCCGCCGTCTATGGCGGGTTACCGTGGCGCGTGTCTAGGCTTTTCTTGAGAGCGTCGTACTCTGCGATTGTTCGGGCGTGCGAATCCAGACCGAACAGGACTTCCTGAATGCGTCCCAGAAGCAACTGGGCGCCTTCCAAGACGCGAACGTCGGTCTGGCTGGAGATTGCCCTGATTCGATCCAGCGCGGCAGTCTTGGCGGCTTCAAACTCGCTGGACTTGAGGTAGTCCCGCGCCCGGAGGTACCCCGCCTCGAGCGAGGAGAGGCGCCGGACATCGGCCTCGAATCGCTCATCCTTCATTGCGTGGGGACGTAGTTTCCCTGCTGAACCTGCTGCTGTACCTGTTGGTCGGGAACGACTTGGACGGGCGCGCCCTGCTGCATCCCCATCGCGGCCATCTGCGCGGCCTGCTGCTGCTGCGCAATCCATTGAGGGTCAACCTGGTAGTATTCCTCGATGTCCCTGACCCCCAGGTTGCGAATCGTCTCGTTCAGGATCTCTCGGATGTCGAGCCTCTTGCCGTCCGTCGGGTCCGGGACCCCGATCCCGGGAACTGCACCAAATTGCATGACCGTTTGGAGGATGTTCTGCCACGTCGCCGCCAGCCGAGCAGGATCCCCTCCAGCCACGCCAGAATGAGGTACGTAGTCGAAATTCCCCTGGATGTCTTGGACGCCGATCTGCTGTAGGGCCGCTCCATTGTGTTCCTTCGCCAAGTCCCCTGCGATACGGAAATACTGATCCAACGAGGTGAACTGCTGCCGGTTGGCAATCGCCCGTTCCGCGAGCGGCGCGATGGCCTGCGCGTCCATCATCTTCGCGGTGACCCCTAGCCGCTGCGAGGCGCCGGAGATGATCGCCTGGACTTCCCCGAGCGTCTTCTGCTCCGTCGTCGGAGCTCCCATCATCGGGTCGGACGCACCCGACAACCGCTGGCCCATGTCGAACAAGCCCTGCACCATCTCGAGGTGGGAGCCGGTAACGTCGGCCACCTTGAGTTGCGAGTACATCGCGTCGATCGGCGTGCCGCTGCGCAACATGTCGCTGCCGGCCTGCGTCAGCCGAATCCAGCGCGCCGCGCCCGGGTTCATCACGTCCGCTTCCTCGAGTAAGAGCGGATCGAAGATGAGTTCGTTGTTGATGAACTTGCGCACGTTCTCCAGATGGCTGTTCAGCAGCCAGTTCATCACTCGCTGGAGCCCGTCTAGGTTCTCGATCACGCCCGGGTTGGCGATCGTGTGCGGGTCGGGGTTCGTCTCCGCGACCGAATAGCAGAACTGGTTATGCGCGTACGCCGACTTATGGGCGCGGATGATCGTCCGCTCATCCGCCAGCGTGAACCACCAAATCTCGGGCACTTCGCCGCTGCCGAGCTCCCAATCCTTCGGGATCAGCTTCACCTGAAGATGGTCGAGGACGTAGAAGCCCTTGTCCTTCTCGTCGCCCATCTCGCGCAGCGCAAACTGGTCAATCGCAAACCGCGTGCGGCCAACCAGCCGCGAAGTCTCGCCCTGGCTGCCCGACGCGGAAGAAGTCTTCAGCTTGTCCAGATTGAAGTAGGGGCCGCCCTTGTCAACAGAGCGTTCCATGAGCGAAAGCAGCCCAGACATCACCCGATGCCCGAAAAACTCGCCCTCTTGGAGATTCGACATCGTGACGCGGGGATCGGGCCACGCATTGAAGGGATCCACGGCCGTCCAACGGTTGAATTCCCGAATCGTGCCCCACTGCTGCTGCGGACCCGGCGGCGGGACGATTCCGAGCTTGATTCCAATGGCCTGCAGCGGCGAAGGCTGCGGCCGAACCGTCATCCAGCCCGATTGATCCTCCCAATGGTCGTAAATCACGCCCGTTCCGTAGCGATCGGCGTCCTGAATCATCGACATGACCGAAACGGCGCCTCGAGACTGCGAAAAGTCGTAGTCCAAGACCGCTTCCATGAGTTCCGCGGGCTTTTCGTCCTCGGGGCCGCGCCCAGACACCTGAATGAAGGGTTCCCGGTGCGCAAAGAGGCCAAAAAGCTGCGTTTTGCGCACTTCATGGATCGCATACGACATTGGCACGACGATTGCGCGGTCAAACGGGTTCTCCCGCTTCGCCATGTCGAGCGTTCCGTCGCCTTTTCGCACCGGGCGACTCAAATCGGTGTACATCCGCAGGTGTTCGTCCACGCGATCCCACTCGGGATAGCGCAGACTCATGTTTCGGTAGCTCAGATCGAGTCGCGCACGCAGTTTTTGGACGATTTTGCCGTGTAGAGGCTGATCCGGCGCCAGCCGAACCTGAATCGGCTGCTCTACCTCCGAGATTTGCGCGCCATCGGGCACCGTGAGGCCGTCAGAAGGATCGCCCGTGCCCGGAACGAAGCTGCTCCCTCCCGCGGGACCGCCGCCAAATAGTGAACTCATCGCCAGGGACACGGGCTGGCGCGATACCCGGCAGTCGGAGAGCACGGTACGGAGAGCAGTCTGCTCTTTCCGTTGCAGGTGATGCGCCGTTTGCAGCCGCCGACAGGTGTCGGAGTCGGCGTAACGTCGGTTGCGGTATACCCAGAACTCGTCGTGAGGAGAATTTCGTCCAGACGTGCGCCGACTTCGCGCCCGTAGAACTTGAACGTGTGAACTCCGGCCGTAAGACCAGTCAACACGCGCTGCGTGCCGTGCTGGCCACCCGAGCAGAAGCCGTTACAAGACCCGTCGCGGCGGTTGAGCCGGTTCCAGTAGTAGGTCGTGCTCGGGCTGGTGATGTCCGTCAGGTACAGCGCGTAGGTGCAACCGTCGATCGCGCACGGCTGCTTTGCTTCGGACATATCGAAGATGTTCGTCGCGCTGGTCAGGCCCTCCCCGTCGAGCTCGAAGTACATCGAGTCGGAGTTGGTATCCGCCGTGAGCACTCGCGCCCACACGTACCAGTCGCCCGTCGTCGGGATATTCACCGAACACGTCGCCGTTCCGCCGTTCGCCGGCGTCGTGCTGCCGTCCACGGTCGATGAGACATAGAACCCGCCTGAGGCCGCCGCGTCAGCGTGGGAGGCCATCGGCGCGACCAGCGTGCAGTTCTCCACCTCGAACACCGTCGAGGAGATGGACGAGGGCGTGTTGGTGCGCGTGGGCGTGTTGGAGGGCGTAAGAGTCGGCGTCGGCGTGTTCGTCGCCGCAACCTGGGTTGCCGTCGCCGTCGGCGTGTTCGACGGCGTGAACGTGTTCGTGGGCGTCGAGGTTGCCGGGACCGGCGTTGGGGTGGGCGTGAACGTCGGCGTGTTGGTGGGGGTTGGCGTCGGCGTGCCGGCTGCAAGAGTCGTCTCGATGATGAACGCGCCGGCCCGGGGCCAAGTCGTCTTCGGCGCGAGATCGCCGTCGCCATCGTTGGTCAGCGTGTGCGTTCCCGTCGAACCCAGATAGTTACTGCTGAGCGTCAGGTGCGTTTGGTCCGTCACGCTCGAGACTGTGTACGAAACGCCGTCGATCTTGACCGTGATGCCGTTCCAGACCGTCCCGCCAAGCGGGAAGTTGGCGCCGCCGGTCTTCACAACTGCGGTGTTCCCGTTCGTCGTCG